CAAGAGCTTACTGACATGTGGCATGATCAGAGTCCGTGCACCCATTGAGGGCTGTGGAGACAACGGCACGATGAGAGATGGGCGTGTAGGAACGCGTGACTGAGCGATGTTTCATGTTGAGGAGATTGGTGTTGAGATAGGGGCATTGCTCCGCACGGTAAGTGGCATAGCGGCCATGTTTGTAAACCAGACTCGTCAAAAAGCGGAAATCAGCGCCCATCTGATCAACAGGGGTTTTCGAGTTGATAGAAAGATCGAACGCAGGCCCTTTGATGCTACTAAGGACACCATCGTTGACCGTGTAACCCTGTGCGCGGAGATGAGCATGAAAGGTAGCCTTGCTGTGTGTCACTAGACCACGGGTGAGATCAACATAGCGTCGGTTAGGAGGGAAGGTGGACATCACGGCTTAACAATAGTCGAGAACGCTTGTCACGCTGTGGAACGCTTGTGTTAGCTCAAGTAGTCGACTTTGACAAATGATGGCTTCAAGACGTGATCCGCGTTTGACATTTTTAGTGGTCCAGGGGTGTTTGAAACCGCGGTCGCTGTATTCGAGGCCACATTGAGCAGAGGCGTGGCTGACATGAATTTTGCAGAACTGAGCAGTATCGCTTGACAAGTTGACTGAGTCAAATTTGGTGATGAGACCGAGGTGGGCAGAGGCTGCTCTTAGTGACGGTACGTAATCATCAGGACAACTCAGGATACCGTCATCACCTTCGATGAGCACTGCGATTGTGTTGTCAATGGTCGTACAGAACTCATCAAGGGTAGCGAGGTACTGTAAAGCGGAGTCCAAATCATTGTCACGATTCTTGAGACAGAACGCGAGCATGTACAGGGAGGCGTTGGTGAGGCAATTGCTGGAGGAAGTGCAGGGCTCTCCGCTGGACGTTGTGCGTTTTTGAAAGATAACGGAGCCGCGTGTCTAGACCTTTGCATCAAGAGAGAGAGTGGTGACATAAGGTTTTACCTCATCGGCGCTCCCGCCGTCAGTGATGCAAGAAATGAATGCTTCGTCGAGCATGAGATTAAGGCGACATTTCGTGGCGTCAAACGTACTGAAATCGGTAGTGATTACGTTGGTGTTGAGGCGACCAACTTCTTCAAGCAGAGAAAGGACTTCGACCTAGTTGAGGCCTTTGATTGTGCCGGGCAAATAGGAGATCATTTTAGCAGCCTTAGCAGCACCAAACGCAAAAGATTACATGGCACCATCGAAAGGCATGATCGGTCTAGCAGGAGCGGTTTTCTTAGCGATAAGCTCTTTCTTGACGAACACGCTGTACTTGATGTCAATTGGTGCACCAAAATCAACAGTATCACGTACCTGTTTGATGTGGAAGTCTTTCGTTTTACGGGTCAAAACACGGGAGTTGATGATGTCGACTACTGACTGGATAGGGTCACCAGTTCCAGGGTACTAGATGCATTGCTTGCGGAAAAACCGGCGCCAGAAAAGAGCAAGGTTCTCGAAAGTGCGTGCGTCTTTGTCCTAAGGGCGAGACTGGCGTTCTTACGTGGCCTATATGGTGTTTAATTCGCAAGGGCAAGAGACGGAAGGTGCAAGGTCACGTGGCGCGGGGAGTATTTGAACGGCTCCTATTTTCGG